TTTTACATCAACATTATTGGCAATTAATTTTCCAGCATCAACTGTAATTGGTTTAAAACTACTCGTAGTTATATAATAGTTATAACTATTTTGGGCTTGTGGTGAATTAATACCTGCAATATTTACTGCAGTAATAACAACTGTGTAGATGCCAGGAACTGCATTTTTAATTTGATAAGTAGGTAAGGCAATATTTTTAACTGTTACCCAATTTTCATAATCAACTTTCCAACTTAAATTAAAGGTAACTTGATCTTTTATAACTGTACTATCCCATTCCCAAGATACATACAAAGAATTAGCAACTGAAGTTGTGTTATTTGAAAATACTGGTAAGAAACTTATAATTCCTGGAGCAGGTAATTGGTTTTGTAAAAGTCCACTTGGGGCAAGTATAGGTGTAAACTGTAAACCATCTTCTATCTGCACCCATTTGTCTGGGTTATAACTAATACAGGTTAAGTTATACTGTCCTTTAGCTGACTCGCTTATAGATTGCACTGTCCACCAGTCTACATAGTCACCGCTTGCCTCACAGTAAGCGTAAAACTCAATATTAACATAGCTAGTGGAACATGCAGGTAATGGAGAGTCAAAATGCACAATTATAACAGAAGTGTTACTACTTACAGTTGATGAAGTAGGTGTGGTTATAGTTCCATTAAAAATATAGGATTGTACCGCAGTGCTACCATCAGGTTGTAATACGCCGTAACCATCTGGAGCAGCTACACCAAAAGCATAAGTACCTTTAAGTAATGTAATTGTACGGTCTAACGAGAAAGTAACCGTATTTGTACCTATACCTGAAGCACTTACAACACGTCCACTTATGAATTGTGAGGCAGGACGTACTTTAAAGTTATCCTGTGTGCCTATCCTATCACCAATACTTAAGTCAATAATATTAAGCCCAAGACCAAACACACATATTTCAGGCTGATAAAGCGCAGTATTAAGGGCAAATTTAGCTTGTCTACGTGCCTGGCTTTCATCTACACATCCAACTGCAACAATATCATTAGGAATATACCCATACAAAGCGACATTGGTCTCGTCCCATTCGCTTATAGTTTTTGGTTGATATAAGTTATTCTTATCGTTAAAAGTTACATTAATTGCAGTTGTACGTGTGGTTATTTCTGTTCCAGAGTAAGTAAATAAGCCATTTATCACATTACTAGTATTAAAAATACGAGAAACTGTCTTAGGTCTATCTTGTAGTAGGGTTATTTTACCATTTACAGTTGTTAAAATACCCCACATACTACCAGCAATAGCTTGAAGCAACTGCCAAGCATCTTGTTGTGCAGTTATAGGCATGTTAAAGATAAATCTATGTTCAAAACCAGCCGTTGAATTATCTACTAAAGTAATTCCAGTATTTACTACTACAGTGTTAACTGTTGTGCTTGCTATATTAATAACTATAGTATTTTCATTAAGGATACTCGCTACCCCAAAAGTTCCATTTAATAAAGAAGCATAAGGAGTATTAACTCCTGAAATAACAACACTATCTCCTACATTAATAGAGTGTCCTGGAACTGTAACAGTGGCAGTTAGTGCTGGAGTAGTAGTTGTTCCGTATACACCTATACTAGTTACTGATAAAGAACTTGAACTTCCATTAGCTATTAATTTCTTACTGTACTGTTGTGTAACGGGGTTCCAAGAAGTACAATCATTAAACAAAGAAGCTTCATAGAAAGACCAAACATCCACATCTACAGTTACCCCTAGATAATTTCCAAGACCATACTTATTATTAGTTACGAGATCATACAGTATCCATGCGGGGTTATCTGTCCATGCCCATTTAAAACTCTTGTTCCAGTAACCTTGAGCAGTTCCAGCATTAACCCCACCATCATATATATGAGTACCTCCGTCAACCACAAAGCTGGCAATACTTCTACTTCCATTATATAAGCGTTGAACAGTATCATAATTAGAGGGAACTTGTACTATTAAACCTGTAACAAGATACCCTCTTGTAGGTATACTATTATTAACAGCAATGGCAGGTACTTGTAAACCTACTACAGCCATATCAGGGTAAGTTTCAGTTAAGTAAGCTATTGTAGTTACACTAAAAATATAAAAAGCAGTGTGTGATTGGTCATGTATACCTACAGTGTCATCTTCATCATGGCGAGTAACTTTAATATCCCAGCCTAAACTTGGACGTGCTAAACATTCTGTAGGAGCTTGTATAAAATAATCTACCATATAGGCAGAAGTAGTTTTACCGCTTAATGGCCCTGAAGCAGCTGGAGTCCAGATAGAACTTGTAGTCGGTTTTGTATAAATTGTAAAACTAACGGAAGCTCCATTAATATCACCTGTCTTAAAGTTTTGTCCCCAAAGACCATTAGCAAAATTAAGTGTAACTCTCGCGGCCTGTTTTCCAGAGTCTATAACTGATATTGTTACAGAAGAACTGTAACTAACCTGTCTATTTTCTGCATAGATAGTAGTTTCAACATCGGAGAAACCTGATAAAACTGGTTGGTCTGGTGTACCTGTAGTTGCAGCAATGTGTGGAGTAACTGGGGTATATACACCGCTTTCAAGGAAGTAGCCTGTGAAGTTAGCTTGTCCTTGAGGGCTTTTAAGAGGAGTATTGTTAAAGTAGATACCTTTTTGTATATCTGTACCCCCTGCAATACCTACTATAGGCCCATGTGAGATAAGATCAAGAACGTAAGCTACAGAACTACTTTGAAGTGTGTTAGGAGCTTCAACTCCTTGCGGAATAACTCCATTTTTACCTGCACCTCCATTGTGTACCCGTATCCATGCTTTAGGATTACCGCAAATATAGGTATGAGCTAAACTAACGGTTAAATTGTAAACACAAAAATCTTCGGAAAGTTCTTCATAAGGAACAATAGCTATTTCTGTTATAGCTACCTCATTATTGAACTGGTCGACTAAAATATCCCCGAGGGCAAAATCTCTAATTAACTTATGGTTATTTGTAACTTTATCATAAACTGCATGATTTCCTGTTATACCTTTAGGCCAGATAACCCCAGATTTACAACTTACAAAATATAAATCATCGTTGAACTCTTTTTTAGTATGTTTATGTATTTGTGCAATTCTAGCAAACTCGATCACACCTGCTCTATCGTACCCTAGGATTTTATCCATAAGTGTAAGTTGGTCGATTGCTTTATACCCATGCGCTGTAAGTACAAGTGTACCTTTACCAAAACAACCCGCTCCTTGGATATGTTCTGGTAACTCTTGTACAGTTATTGTATCATCCCAGTTCTCGGAGAAATACTTATTTGGGTTATTAGTTGCTGTAAATCGTTTAGTATTGGACACCAGACATTACCTGTTCATAAGTTAACATGTTCCAATTTACATTGGCTGTTTGAATACTTGCGGAGATAACTGTACTTCCTGTCATACACTCTCCATAGATAAGTGGGACTGCTCCGCCTTGATGTGTGTTATTAACTGGGCCACCAAAGATAAAACTTTGACGCTGTGCAACACTATAATTCATCTTAGGAACAGGAACAAATAAGGACATGATCCCTCCAACTACAGATAATGCTCCTGCTATAGCTAAAGAGGATAATATGGTGGAACTTGCTACCGCAGTATAAGTAGCAGTAGCCATCTCCAGTGCACTTGCCCCTGGCCCAAGTGCTGCAGTAGCTTCAAACAGCATAGGAGCTGCAAAAGGTACAAGAAAAGCAAGTGCAATTAAGGCAATACCAAAAATAATCTGATTGCTTCCACCGCCTCCAGCTCCTTGTATAGCAGGAAAGATATGTACATATTGTGCTTTAATTGGGAATTGTATTAACTTCTCAGAAAGAAGTTTATCTTTTTCAGTTACATAATCTTCATGTTTCTCTCCTAGAACTATTTGATAAGCTCCATTAGCAAATACATGTTTGAATTGAACTCCAAAGTTAGATATAAGTCCACGCACAACATCTACCATATCTTTTGCAAACATAGTATGTTCCTTATCACCGAACTGTTCGGCTAATTCCCCATATAACTTAACTGTACACTGTGTTTCCATGTTTATACCTAATAGCACGTTTAAATTGTTTATTCCACTTACTAAGATTGTCTTCGCAGCTTAGTCTTTGATGTAAATGATGTATGAATTTATTATCTTTGGTGTAAATTCCGATATGATTAATTATATTACTGCCAATATTGAATAATAAGATATCTCCATATTGTAATTGATTAACTGGAATTGAGTAAAAAGGTAAAGTATCCCAAGTTTGTTCTATATAGTAGGGATTCCATTCTACCCAGTTAGAAGGTCTAGGATGTAGTCCTACATCATAAGCATATTGTTTATAAAGAAAATCTCTTGCAAGTGTAAAACAATCAAATACATTATGTAAATAGTATCTTCCTAACAATGGCTCATTGTTAATGTGACCAAAACAAAGTATATCAGAGACACTCGAACCATCGCAATGCACAATTCCCCAAGGTACATTGGTACTTTTTCTTCCAACCATATCTTCATAAGAAGGAACTCTAGCATCTTCAGTTGTTCTCGGCATAAATGTGTGTGAATGTAATATACTTTCCCTGTTAATTTGCACCTCTAAGCTAACTTCTTTACTAAGCGCAAAGTTGTTAACTGGGTCTGGATGTATATTCTCACGTGCAACAGCTACACTGTTGTTTACAGTACAAACTGCTTCTTGTGGATAACATTGTAGCACATGCTGATGAAAAAAGTCAATATTTTTTATCACATCAAAATCCTACTTACACCTGGAAACCCGACATGCCCTGCAACTGAATCAGTAAATATCTGTAAGTGTGGAAGTTTAACTCCTGGACGGTCTAAGAAAGAACTTAAAGTCCATTGAATTGCACTTTTAGATTGAGCTTCTTTGCGTGTTATTACCCAAGTTTCAAGTGGATATGTTTGTGTAGTGTCGGGAGTATTTCCATTATCACAATAAGTATAAAAGGTACGTATTCTTGTAACTTGTACTCCTACAAGAGCACCTAAGCTAATC